TTCCTCGAACCGTGGACTGAGTGGATCTGCTACTGGGAGCACTACTCCGAGAAGGAGCGGTGCAGCTATCCGTGCAGTGCGACCAGTCCCGAGGGGCGAGCTGAGTGCCCTGGCTGCAAGCTGAAGGACCAGTACCCGGACGACCCGAGCATGGTCAAGGAGTCTCGGATCTCCAAGAAGTACCTGGTGAACGCGATCCGGACCGACGACCCGGACGCTGACGGCTACGTCAACGTCTGGAAGATCCCCGGCTCGCTGAAGGAGCCGCTGGAGCTGTCCTGGCATCGGGATGAGTCCATGTGGAAGCGGGAGTACAACGTCATCCGCTACGAGAAGGCCAACCGGGTCAACTACACCTTGGACAAGGAAGACCCGAGCACCTTCAACATCGAGATGTACGCCTCGAAGCTGAACGACAAGCAGGCAGCTCTGCTCGATGCCTGGAACTACCGGTGGGACCCGGCCAAGCGGGAGGCTTCCAAGGCCAACAACGCGAAGGTGGCCGAGGCCAAGCGGACGGCTGAGTTCGAGAACAAGAAGCAGGAGGAGGATCCCCCTTTTGATCCAGCCCCTGACACAGACACCGAGCAGGTGTTGGGGGAGTCTGAGATCCGTGCCATGAGTGCCGACCAGCTGCGAGTCTGGTTCCAGCGTGCCGGGGTGCCGATCCCCGACACCGACGATCCATCAGAGCTGGCCGAGACGCTGATCTCGGCTCTGGAGTAGAAACAGCTTGGCCCCCCGGCCTGGAGGAACCGGGGGGCCTTGCTCACCAAGGAAGCGTCCGCGAGGAGCTGAGAAGAAGTATGACACCTGTGTCCAGTAATGACCAGAAAAGAATCCGAATCGTAAGGGATCAGTCAAGCTACTGGTCGGTACACACTCACAGCCGCTACTCCACCACCGATGCCCTGCCCACTCCGAAAGCAATAGTTCAGCGAGCCAAGGAACTTGGCTACAGGGGTCTGGGTCTCACCGACCACGGCAACATGGCAGGCTCGATCGAGCTGTACCGGGAGTGCATGAAGGCCGGAATCAAGCCGTTCCCGGGCTCTGAGTTCTACCTGATGCAGAGCCGGGACGAGGCCAAGGCAGCCAAGAACCGTGGTCCGGCAGCCAAGCGCTACCACTGCTGCATGGTGGCCTACACCACCCAGGGCTACCGCAACCTGGTGCGGATCAGCACCGACAGCCACCGGAACTTCTACAACAAGCCGAACATCGACTTCGCAGACCTGGCTCGCTACCACGAGATGGGCTGGTCCGAAGGCATCGCACTGACCACCGGCTGCTTCTTCGGTCTGGTCATCCAGACCCTGGTCAACACCGGCTACGACGAGGCCAAGCAGATCGTGTCCTACTTCGCCTCCCTGTTCGATACCTACGTCGAGATCCAGAACCACTGCATCGAACGAGAAGAAGGGTTGGCCGAGGATGAGATCGCCACGAGTCTGGTACGAATTGCAGACGATCTGGGCCTTCCTGTCATCATCACTCAGGACAGTCACTACGTTGCTCCGGCTGAGCAGAGTCTCCACAACTCCTTCAAGCGTCTGGTCTCTTACGGTGACGGCACCGATGACGTTGAGTTTCCAGGAGATGGCTACCATCTTGTCGACGATGACTGGATGCGGCGGCACCATGGTGCAGATATCTACGCCCGGGGGACTGCCGGTCTTGATCTTCTCCTTTCCCGACATGATCTACGGATCCCTGAAGCAGATCACTACTCTTACAAAGTCCCGGCCCTATCAGCTGACCCTGATGCCGATATCCGGCGCAGATGCTTTAAGGCACTCCATGATCGGCAGCTACTGACCAAGTCCTACCTGGCCAGGATGGAGGAGGAGCTGGAGGTCATCTCCGCTGCTCGGATGGGTGACTACATGCTGCTGGTCACCCGGGTCTGTGACTACATGAGGGCCAACCACATCGTCTACCAGAGCAGAGGCTCAGCGGCTGGCTCGCTGGTCTGCTGGCTGCTGGGCATCACCTCGATCGACCCGATCGTCTGGGGTGCCCGGTTCGACCGGTTCCTGACCAAGGACCGGATGAAGCCACCTGACATCGATCTGGACGTGGACACCTTCGAGCGTGCTCGGGTGATGGCCTGGGTCGGCACCATGTTCCACGTCCAGCGGATCGGCACCTGGGGTCTGCTGGGGATGGACAAGAACGCTGACGGCAAGGGCTCGCTGAAGGTGAAGTACTTCTCCAAGCGCCGGAAGGTGATGCAGGCCAAGGGTCAGGAACCAGAGCCGGACGACTGGAGCTCGATCCCCCAGTCGGACAAGAACGAGCTGTACACCCTGGCCGACAAGAAGACGTTCAGCAACGCTGGCACCCACCCCTGTGCCATCGCTCTGCTGAACACCGAGGAGGAGCTGAACGACATGCTTCCCCTGCAGATGGTCGGTGGTTCTCTGGTCACCCAGTTCGACGGTGACGTGGTGGAGAGCCTCGGCATCATAAAACTGGACTTGTTGGGCCTCGACACAATGGCCATCCTGAAGCTGTGCTGCGAGAACATGGGCGTCACTCCGGACTATCTGGAGACCATCCCGTTCACCGCCAAGGACGTGTACGAGGCTATTGGCCACGGTGATGTGACCGGAGCCTTCCAGCTGGAGGGCTACGCCATGATGCTCGGCTGCAAGGGGATGAGACCCCGCAACATCTCCGAGATCGTGGACGCGGTCGCACTGTTCCGACCGGCAGCCATGAAGTCCGGTGCCACCGACTCCTACATCGCCCGGAAGTTCGGTCGAGAGGAGATCCCGAAGCGGCACCAGATCATCGAGGCCAACGTCGCCAAGACCCGGGGCATCCTGCTCTACCAGGACCAGATCATCTCCATCGTCCGATCACTGGGTTTCGGGGCTGACGACGTGACCAGGGTGCTGAAGGCGGTCAAGGCCTCCAACGCCAAGGTGGCTGAGGCCAAGAAGGAGCTGGACTACTACATGCCCCTGATCAAGGCCAGGTGCCAGGAACGGGGGATGACCGATGAGGACTGGGCCTGGATGGAGAACGCCTTCGCCGCGTTCGCGGAGTACTCCTTCAACGTCCCGCACGCGACTGTCTACGGCATCACCGCCTACCGGTCGGCCTACCTGACCATCCACCAGCCGGTGGCCTACCACGCCGCCATGCTGGCCGTAGCGGTCGGCTCAGACAAGGAGGAGCGCTACCTGAAGGCGGTTCGTCGACGCCGGATCAAAATCGACAGACCGAATCTGAACGAGTCCGGGCTGAGCTACAAGATGTCAGCAGACGGCAAGCGCATCCTGAAGGGCTTCCAGGCGATCGAGGGGATCGGTCCAGCTACCGCCCGAGACCTGGTGGCCGGTCAGCCCTACAGCAGCTGGACAGACTTCGCGGACAAGGCGATCGGCACCGAGATCTCCGGGGTCAGAACCTTCCACCCCGATCAGACCTCGGCAGAGCAGCTGATCGGTACTGTCAAGGCGCTGTACACCGCAGGGGTGTTCGACAAGGAGGTAGTCCCACCACTGGGTGAGGGCTACGTGAAGAAGACCCGGAAGAAGAAGATTTTGGAGGAAGCAGCGTGAGCGTGATCTACCGGTGTGATGTCTGCGATGAGGAGTTCGGGCAGGCAGCCTTCGACTACTTCGCGGAGTTCTTGGTACCAGCTTCCTGGATGCCGGTCCGGGTCGATGACGACAGCGATGCCCTTCATCTGGACATCTGCTCGTCTGCCTGCCTGCTGACTCTGGCGAAGGCGTTGAGCCCCGAATCCGACGAATCAGACGGACCGGAGCCGGACAATGAGGATGAGCCAAGTCCAGGACCGTGGCAACAGCCAACGCCGGACTTCGACGTAACAGTGAGGTAGCCATGACCGATCCGATCCCAGTGACCCCGGTGCCAGCTCCGACCCAGGTTGGTCCTGCCCATCCCTGGCGGCGGGTGGCCCGCACCATCCTGGCCAACCTGGGTGCCTTCGCGGTGACTGTGCCGATCATCGTCAACGCGATGGGCATCGACCCGAACGACTACCCGCAGCTCTGGTGGATCCTGGGTGGCATCACCGCCGTCTCAGCAGCCCTCACCCGCATCCTGGCCATCCCCCAGGTGGATACCTGGCTGAAGCACACGATCACCTTCCTCTCCGCCGACGACGTGGCTGCCGAGTCGGTGGCAGCCGTCAGGACCGGGGACCAGTACCTGGCCGGTCCGGCAGCGATCTACGAGGACGGCTCCGAGGTTGCCGTCACCCCGCTCCCGGTCAACGGTCCAGATGTCCCTCGACGGGCCGTCAGCGACCTTCCCCCCGACATCACCGATGTCACCTAGGGAGCAGGCCTGGGAGCGTGCCTACGGCCGATGTGAAGCCATGGTCAAGGTCGGAAATGTCTGGACAAGATGCGGGAGGAGAGCCACCGATGTCCACCACATGCTGCCCAGATCCCGAGGAGGAACCGCCCTCGATGAAGTGGGTGAGACCTACCATCTCGTCGTCCTCGACCGCAGGCACCACGACTACGTCCACGGTCATCCAGCTGACTCCTACCTCTCTGGTCTCACCATCGACGGCCAGGCGTACCTGGACCTGGGCTCAGTGGTCTACCGGGGAACCGACACCTACCTGACGGAGAAGTATGGCCAAGTTCGGCAACCTTACGAGAGCCGCTGACTCCGACCGCAGGGTGCTCAATCTCTACGACGAGTACCTGCTGCACCGTGACCCGAAGGCTGAGGCGGACCAGATCCGCTGGATCAGCAACAAGAACGCCGATCGAGACCGCGTCGGTACCTGGTCCGCTTCGTCGGCAGGATCGTGCCTGAGGCAGCAGCAGTTCACGTTCCTCGGGATGCCGAAGGGTAGGCCAACCCCGGAGCAGCTGAACATCTTCGCCAACGGTGACTTCCTGCACCTGAGGTACCAGGTGGCTGGTCTGGTGGCTGGCTGGCTCTCCGACGTGGAGGTACCGCTGACCGTGAAGACAGTCCGAGGCACAGCTGACGGCATCCTGCGCTGGGGTGAGGTGCTGGAGCTGAAGTCCATCAACGACTACGGCTTCAAGAACGTCCTGGAGTTCGGACCCAAGGAGGCTCACAAGCGGCAGGCCACCGCCTACATGATTGCCACTGGGCTGCCCAGTACCCGGTTCGTCTACGAGAACAAGAACACCAACGCCAACGTCGAGTTCCTCTACCACCGGGACGAAGACACCGTCATCTCTGTGCTGGACGAGTGGGCCAGGCTCGACATCTTGTCTGCCCGCCGTGAGCTGGCACCGATGTTGGAGCCGTGTACCCACCAAGACGGCTTCGACTACAAGTACTGCCCGTACAACAAGCTCTGCTCGGAGGCATCATGGCCAGTCCGTCCCCTGAGGATCGTGCGTACCGGATCAGGCTCGTCCGAGACCTCCCGGTCGCCCATCCCCGCGCCGTCCAGTTCGGCCAGCGCCTCTCTGAGGTAGAGACCCCGCCAGGACTGGGCAGC